AAGTAGTAGAAGCCCAAACAGCTAAAGAGCTAGTGGAGAAGTTGAATGAGCTTAATATAATTGAAGTAATACATGTTCAGCCTAAGCCCCATGCTGGTAAACTGGGGTACGAAGTAATACTAGAAGTAAGGAGTAACGATGAGCGACAAGAAGAAGTTTAGTCTAAAACCATTAGAGATCCAGTTCTTAAACCAACTGTATGGTAACTATCAGAAATTAACCGCTGGATATATGAGTGTCGTGGCGGTGGGAAGATTAGGATACACAGTAACCGAAAACACTCAGTTCCAAATTGATAACAATGAGCTGGTTATCTGGGACGAAGAGAAAAAGCAAGAGCCAGTCAATGTAGAAAAAGAAGAGCCTAAAGAAGCTGTTAAAAAGGCTAAGTAATGGGGCCTACAGAACGAATAGAAGAATCGCAGATTGAAATGGCTATCCGTCATCCATCAACTGTGGAATATAAAGAAGCTAGAGCTACCTACTTACACGAACGCCGTACGGGTGTTGTGGGGCAGATTCGGGAATTAGGCGTTGTGAGAGATGATCTATGGGGCGAAGAATATCAACTGAAACATGAAGTAGCGAGGATGCGAGATGAGTAATGGCAAATCACGGCCAACAACTAGTAGTAGGTAAGCTAGCCGAGCAGATAAAGGCGGGAAGACCAAAACTCTCCGTTCAAGCGGCTATGTTAGAGGTTGGCTACTCTCCGAACAGTGCCAAGAACTCACATCAGATGATTAAGTCCAAAGGCTTTCAAGAGTTATTAGAACAAGCTGGGGCGACTGATAAGAAATTAACACGGGTGCTGAATGAGGGGCTAGATGCTAGCAAGAAGACAGAAAAGGGTAGTGAACCTGATTATGCAATCCGTCATAAATACCTAGAGACTGGACTCAAGCTCAAGAACCACCTCAACCCTGGTGAGACACCGCCACCTGTTCAGACTCAAAACAACTTCTTTGTGGGCGAGACTGAACTATCAAAAGCCTACGCAGAACAACTAAAGCAGAAAGCAAGAGATGAGTCTACTGGAGAAAGTCCAAAACGAATCAGCCCTAGCCTGGGTGAATGAGAACAACTTTGTAACTGAGAGTGGTGCACCGATAGAGTTTAAGGATCACTTCTTTATGATTGATCCGTTTTCGGATATGTCTGAGGACTTAGTGTGTATGAAGAGTGCTCAGGTAGGTTATACGGTGATGTACGGCTTTAAGACTTTCCATATGGCTAAGAGTGGTCTGTATGTGGGCTACGTCTTACCAACTCACAATGTTGTATCGGACTTTGTTAACCCGAAGGTAGATCCTCTAATAGAGAAGAACCCCAAGATTAAAGAGCTAATGGGCAAGGTTGACTCTAAAACCCAGAAGAAAATAGGCGATAGGTTTATATTTTATCGGGGGGCGTTTAGTATGCGAGAGGCTATTTCGGTTACACTAGATGCTTTGATTATTGACGAACTAGACCAATGCCCAGACACTAAGATATTGAACGCCTATGACTCACGGCTTCAGGCTTCTAAGTATGGGCTGAGACACCGCTTCTCTAACCCCACCATTCCAGCCTTTGGAATACATGACCTATACCAAGAGTCAGATCAGAAACATTGGTTTGTAACCTGCTCACGTTGCAATCATCGGGCTTATATGATGTGGGAAAGAGACGACCACGATTCCATTCGTCCACATTATGTTAATCAGGAGGCTATGGTTTATTCATGTGGTAAATGTTACAGAGAGTTAAGGGAGAATGACCGCCGGTTCGGTGAGTGGGTGGCTAAGTTCAGGAGTGTAGAACGCTCGGGCTATTGGATTTCTCAACTGATGGCTCCTTGGGTTCCGGCTAAGAGAATCATCAAACAACACAAGGAAAGTACAACTGAGTTCTTTTATAACTTTGTCCTGGGACTACCATTCCAGCAGTCAGAACTACTAATCAATCGGGAGGCTATCATTCGCTGTATCCGCCCGGGTGTGGCTTCTAAAGAATCTGTAGTCATGGGCGTGGATGTGGGTATGGATAAGCACTGGGTACTGGGAAATCATAAAGGGATATTTGCTTATGGGAAGACTCAGTCATGGGAAGAAATAGAGCTGATGATTAAGATGTACAACGCCACTACGGTGATAGATGCTTTGCCAGACTTCACTATTCCCCAGCAATTAGCCAAGAAGTACATCGGCAAGGTGTTTGTACATTACTATGAGCATGACACTAAGCGGATTGAAGTATCTGTTAGGGACGAAGACAAAAACTACGGGGTGATTAAGTCTGACCGTACTAAGCTACTTGACATCCTAGCGGCGGACATTAACAACCAAACGGTAGAGTTTTACGTTAAGCAAGACAAGCTAGAACCTCTAATGAACCACTCTGAGAATATGTACCGCATGGTGGAAACAGACACTAGGGGTATTAAACGGGCTCGGTGGATGACTAAAGACAACAAACCAGATCACTGGCTACATGCCCTGGTCTATTGGAAGGTGGGGTTGAATTTTGCTATGAAACCAGATGACTCCGGGGGTGTTAGCCCTATTAGACCAATCAAGTCATCCGGTGTGGTAGTTAAAGATGGTGGGATCCCAGCCATTGACATCCAAGAGGTAATTAAGCAACAATCAAGTGGAAGACACAAAATATAATGGATATCACAGCCCACATCCAAATCACCAGACGCTTTGACGCAGCCCCCGAGATTCCCATATATCTAAGACCTGATGCTCAATTCATCACATGGGATGGCTGGCATTGTGTGCATTGTGGGATGCACATAGGCCGCAAGAAAGGCCGAGTAGTAAAGATTGAAGATGCCCCGCCACAACAGAACGATATCACTATAGGCACAAGCTCTAAATGCCGAAGATGTAAGCAAGTATATAGGTTCATATTGATAGGTGTAGGCGAAATCCAGCAGTAGTAGATTGACTGTTCACTAGTTTGGTGCTACTTTTAAGACAAACCCGCATGGTTAACTAACCGGCGGGTATTTTTATTATGTATGACAACCAAACCACTGGCTCTAGCGTAGGCGATCAAGGCTCGGCTTTTACATTAAAAGCTAGCGATAAAGACTTGCTCGATATAGTTCGTAAGCCGGTTGAAGAGAGTGACGCCTACTGGAACTCAGAAGAGAACTTCAAACTTAAAGAAACCCGCCAAAAGAACCTCAACCTATGGCTACCTAATCACTGGAAAGATAGAGATGTTTACGACTACGAAGAAGACAACCTATATGTAGACAATAGGATATTCACCTCGACTGAAACCTCAGTGGCTATTACTAACTCCCGAATCCCGCAGCCTGAAGTCAGCCCAGCTGAGGATACTTTATTAAGCGAGAAACTAGGTAAGGATGTTCAGGAGGGAGCCTTTGCTTGGGCAGATAAGACTATGTTCTTAGACGTTTTAAGGCTGTCAGCCCGTAACCTAAAGATTAAACGCCAAGGTATGATTAAGTTCCGCTTTGATGAGGATCACGGCAAGCTAGGGGAGATTATCCCAGAGTCTGTCTTACCTGAAGATTTGATTATAGATAAAGACGCAAAGCTAGGTGACAACCCTAAGTTCATAGCTCATAAGATCCGAGGCAAGACTGTAGAGGATCTGATTATAATGTTCCCCCAAAAAGAGCAGAAGATACTCGAATGGTGTGGAGTCAATCGTAAAAACAAAGGCGGTGATCTAGTAGCCTACAAGTCTCAGCTGTCTAACAAGAAAGACCTCTACGAGATCCACTTTACTTATATTGATAACAAGAAACCCTGGGAAGGTGTGATTTGGTGTGATACTGAGTTCCAATATGTCTTTGATAAGATGAAGACCCCTAACTGGAACTATGATAAAGACGAAAAGAACTTGGGTAACTTCTTTGACTATCCACTAAAACCTTTTATGCCAATGAACTACCTAAACGATGGTAGCTCATACATCGACCTAACTTCAGAGATTGAACAAGCCGCTTCCTTACAGCACAACCTTAATAAGCGTGGCTACCAGATAGGTATTACAGCCGACATGGCCGGATCGGGGATTGTCTTCAATACCAATATGATTACCAAAGAAGATATGGGCAAGTTAATTGGACACCCAGCAGAGCGGATTGGCGTTAAGGGCGATGTCAGC